CCCAAAAAACAAAGGGATTATTACTTTCGATAATACGAATTATAAAAAGTAGTATATGAACCCCAACGGTTTTTTAGTGCAAAAAATAAGACGGGTTATAATAATAAATAGATTAGTTAAACAATTAATTAATTAATAAGCATTATTTTTGCTTACTTTTGCAAACCCATTGTATTAGTGTAGGTTTCTACTGCGTTACTCTGCGTTTTACCTGCCTTTTCGATGATTGGTAGTAGTTTACTTGCGGCAGCTTGTACGTACCAAGGTTGACCGCTCAAATCTTTTGTCATATTATGTAATAAACTTAATTGAGATCCTTCCTCACCTTTACCTAATTCTTTAGCAGCGTTACCCATGGCACCACTCCAGAATTTTTGTAAACTATCTCTTGCCCTTGGTAGCATAAACTCTTCAAAATCTTGTAAGGTTTGTTCTCTAATGCTCTTAACTATTACTTCTAATCCTTGGTTAAGTGCTTCATCTGATTCTTTACTTAACAACCACGTTTCTATTTTTTTTTGAGTCTTTAAGGGTATCCAATAAGTATAAATTACTAAATAACAAAAGAAGCTCATAATCCATACAATAATAAATTGTATATCGTTCATATTTGCTTTTTGACCCAGTCTCTAGAGACATCAAACCCCTTTTGTATCATACATGAATAAACCCAAACCGCTCCAGCTGGAGTATAGTATAGATAGCCTAAATTCTTTTTAGCGTTCGCAATACAATCCCCAACCGCTATAACTGCCTCATTTTCTTTTATGGGGTCTAGTATATCGTCTTTATCAGGTATTAATTCTTCAATATCTTCTTTTGTTTCTTTAATTAATTCTTTTACTTGTTCGGGTATATTTTGAAGAGTGTCTATTAATGTGGTCCAAACCTTTAGAGCATCCTCAATGCCATCATACATAGAAGCTAAAACAACACCTCGAGGTAGATTTAGATCTACTGCAGGTATTACTTCAGCTATTGCAATAAATCTTGAAAGTGCTTGTGCTCTTTTATCAAAATTAGTAAAACCATACCATAAGGCACCTTGGACAAAAGGTTGTACTATTGGCATAACTAGTTTAGCAGTTTCTAACCAATCTATTTTTTTAACTACTTCTTCAAAGTCTTTTGGTAATTTCATACCTTGTAACCTGTTAAGATGCACGAAATACCGCCATTATTGCCACTCTGAGTGGCTTTAATTGCTATTGTACTGTTAGGAGGTATAACAAATTCAATCATTTTTGGCTGAACTCCTAAATTAAAATCCACTATTACGATCTTCTCTGTAAACATATTAATCCCGTCAACCTGTAAAGTATAGCTTAACGTTTCACCCGCACCCATGGCGGTCCAATCTATACCAAGCATAACCCTAGTTAGAAAGTACTCTGCTGGGTTTGTATAATCGAGGAGGGTAAGAGCTGAACTGGTGAGTGGTTGAGTCCCGCTCCAACCATAGATATAACCCTCTTTAACTCTTAATATTGATTGACTTGGTGCTAAGCTCATTGATAAACGTCACCAACCATGGTAGTTAATACGTCAATATTTGAACCACTAACAACATCGGCAGTAACTTCAATCTTTGAATAAGGAGGTAATAAAATAGGAACGGGTTGATCCTTTCCATATGTTATTGTTGAATCGGCCCATATAGTAGTAAATACCGTTTGACCGTCTATTTTTATTCTAAATATAACATCACTACCAGTTATTACATTATATCCCCAACAAAATTGACCCATTACATAAGAATTGCCTAATGTAAATTCAAGCATATTACTTTCTGTAGTTGATGCACTAAATACACCACTATAGGCGTAAGCATGATTTCCAGTATAAGTTAACCCTTTTTGGGTTCCTGTAAAACCTTGGCTTATTGCTTTTTTAGCCATACTTCAAAATTATTCGAAATATAGAGTCACAGAACCGCTTGAGGCCGTTGCTGACCCGCCCGAAGCGTACTGTATTGCAATTTGCAAATCTATATTATTAACATCTAGTAAACCAAAAGCAGTATCGACAGATCCCGAAGTGTTAACAGGGCCACCGGCACTTGTCACACCATCTACACCCATTAAGGTGAAATTCTGTTCTGACATATTAGAACCTAGTAATCTACAGACTACAGAGTATCCCTTAGGGTTAAAGCATGCAAAAGTAAAATCTACACGTGAGATCCTACTAGAATTAGCAGGTACCTGAATATTACCTAATGAAGTGCTTAGCATATTTTCAGTAAGTGAAAAATAGGCTTTATCGGTTGGCGTAGCGTCGAAAGTTCTCGTTATAGTTGTTGTTACCATTTTATAGTCTGAAGTAAAGTTTACTTCCTCCAAGTTTTAGTTGTGGAAACTGACGACGTGCAAAGGCCCCACCTATTGCAACTACTCCGGCAGTAACTAATGTCTTTCTACCTACATCGGTGCCAATCATATTAATGGCATTAGTTGATAGTGTATTAAATGCGGTTCCTAATTGACCGTCTGTAATATCTTTAATGACACCTTCTACAGTTTTAGAACCTCTACCGCCAGATGTGGCAATAGTGCGACCTGCGTTTAGGTAACTTGCGATGGCAAGACCTGAGGCCATGCCCGTGATTGATGGGTGCGGTAGTGATTTTTTCATTCTTTTAACTCCATTAGAGGACTTACGAGCGGGAGATCTGTTAGTGCGTTTCATACGTGTACGACCTTTAGCAGCTTGATACCTTGCTTTAGAGATAAGTTTGTTATCTTTAAAATACATCATGCGGCCATTTTTAGCTCTCTTCGCTCGTAATGCCATACAACTGATATCTAAATTCTGTTATTTATGCGCGGTCCCTAAACATTTAGCACAATATCCAGTTATTTTATAACTTGGAGGGTTCCTTATTTGTCTACCACACCCACCTTTACAATCTATTTTAGGCAACTCTGACAACCTTTAACAGGATTGACTAAACCTAGAGCGACATCATCCGGATCGTTATACGTAGCAAATAAATTATCTTCGCTATACATTTTAATACAATCTGGATTTAAACATTTATAAAACGTTAACCAAAAAGTCCTCATCTCACCGGTTCGTTTTGAATAGTTATTAGAACAAGTTACACATTGAACCCCTACAGGCCCAGACTCACCCTTAGAGTAACAACTAGGGCATATTTCTCCATTATACATGTCAGTTACAACCTTTGTAAACAGTTCGGATCTGTTTACTTTGGGTTGGTCTTTTAAAAATTCAACTAATCTAACTGGGACATTAACATTAATCGTTTTAGATTCTATTATGTTTCCTGTGCTATCCGTTTTAGCAGGTCGGCCAACCTGTTTTTTATCTCTCACCATTTTTTACTATAGGAGTGGGGTATATTAATTATTTGGTTAATTAATTATAGTTTGAAAAAGGTGTCCACCCAAAAAACAAAGGGATTATTACTTTCGATAATACGAATTATAAAAAGTAGTATATGAACCCCAACGGTTTTTTAGTGCAAAAAATAAGACGGGTTATAATAATAAATAGATTAGTTAAACAATTAATTAATTAATAAGCATT